GGCGGACGTCGAGCTGTTCACGACCAACCTGGTCGCGGCGGTTGAGGCCATCTTCGAGAAAGCCACCCTGCCGGACGGATATATCGGCTCCACGAACGTAGACGGCTATGCGCTCGCCTTCATCGACAAGTACGGGCGCCTACCCGGTGGCCTGCTGGACGATGGCACATGGCGGATGCGCGCGGCGGAGTTCGACATCCTGAACGGCGTCGCGGTCAGCGATATCCTGGGCGGGTCAGGCAGCGGCTCCGGAGCGGTGGCGCGCGGCTACTTCGATTCCACCTACAATCACGTCATCGCCTACGGCCAGTCGCGATCCTGCGGTTCCTTTGCCCAACCCGCGATCAGCCTGACGCAGCCCTACGACAACGTCATGTTCAACGGCGGCGTTCGGGCCGGCATCAGCATGTCGAGCTTCGTGCCGCTCGTGGAGGCCGACCTGAGCGCACTGGGCGAAACGCCCATTGCGGGAATGACCAAGTCCATCGTCGACCGCATCCTGTCGGTCCACGGCATCGCCTTCGATGAGCACGAGTATGTGTTGCTGGGAAGCTGCGCGGGGTCTGGCGGTCTTTCCATCGCACAGCTCAGTTCCGGCAGCAGCAATTTCACCGATCTGTGCGGCCAGATCACCGCCGGCAGAACGGTGGCCCATGGGCTGAACAAGTCGATTGCGCCACGGGCTGTCACCTGGTCGCAGGGTGAGACCGACTATTCGCTGTCGACCTCGGGCGCGACCTACTACACGGCGCTGCAGACCCTGCTTGCGGATATCAACGCTCACGTCGCCAGCGTATACGGCGCCGGCCGGTCGATGGTCATGATCATGGACCAGGTGAACGGCCACGCCACCTACGGCCACGCCAACGACCCCTACATCGCGCTAAAGCAGCTCGAAGCGGCCCGCAACCTGACCGGCTTCTATATGGCCTGCCCGACCTACATCTTCCCACGGTCGTCGGGCGTCCACCACACCGCGGCCGGCAGCAAGTGGCTCGGCGCCTACTTCGGCCGCGCCTACGAGAAGATCTGCGTGCGCCGGGAGACGTGGGAGCCGCTGTGGCCCATCGCCACCGAATATGCCGGCCAGGCGGCCTACGTCACCTTCAACATGCCCGAAGGCGGCAAACTGGAGTGGGACACCACGCAGTATGCAGCCCAGCTCAACAAGGGCTTCAGCGCCGTGAACGGATCGGGCGTCGCCCATTCGATCACCAGCGTCGACATCGTCAGCACGGACACCGTGAGGATCGAAAGCGCCTCGGCGTTCTCGCCGACGCACAAGGTTCGCTTCGGCTTCGGTGACGGCGGGAACCTGCGCGACAATACCGGCGACGTTTTCGATCCCACCGGAATCAACAAGCGGACCGACAACTGGTCCGTCATCTTCGAAGAAACCCTGGCCTAAAGGACTTCCATGAGCGCCCTTTCCATCCGCTTCAGCGACGCCGCCCTGGACCACGCGACCGAGGCCCTGACGATCGTCGACCTCGACGGTCTGATCTACGAGGGCAAGTTCGGCACGAAGAACCTGTTCGACGAGTCCGAGGACTGGAGCCTGAAGAACCTTGCCGACCGCAACACGGACGCTGTTCTCAGCGGCTCGCCGATCTTCAGCGACCATTCCGTGAAGATCTCGTCTGGCGCGCAGGGCGGTGGTCCATACGGCATCGACGCCAATGTCATTCCTGGCGCGTACGGCGATGTGACCATGGCCTGCCTGGTGAGGAAGCCGGCGCTGGGTACTTCAGGCGAGATCATGGGCACGGTGGGCAGCAGCTACATCGCGATTGCCTACAGCACGAATGCCTGGCGCTTCTTCAACAGCCAAAGCGGGACCACGCCGGCCATTGCGGCCGTCAGCAATCCGGATACCGCCGACACCGATTACTGGTTCGTGATCGGCTGGGGCGCGGCCCTGGACTACCCCAACATCGCGGTCGGTAACGCCGACGCGATGGTCGCGGGCACGGCTGGCACGACGAAGGGCTCCACGCGGCATACCACCAACCACCTGAAGATCGGCACCTCGCTGGGCATCGGCAACGCGCAGATCGAGGTGGCCTGGGCGGCGGCTTGGAGCCGCATACTCGACGCCGACGAACGCCTGGCTCAGTACCTGCGCATCAAGCAATGGGCAGCCGACAATACCGGCGGCGCCGTGGTCGTCAACTAGTTTTCACCAAACGGTTGATTTTCCGCCGCGGCCGGGGTAGGCTGCGCAGATGCGGAACGCGGTTGTGTCGCTGGTGGTGGTGCTGGTCCTCACGGTCGGTTTGCTGATCGTGAGCCGGGCGCTTCCACCCGCGGACGCGGCCCAGGCCCAGACGGCCCAGTGCGTTCCACCGCAGCCGATGGCGGTCACGCCGGGGATGCCTCCGAACGCCACCTATCTCAGCGACGGCCGAGCGCCCGAGCGGTTCCGCGCCGACCGCACGATCACGATCCAGTTCGAGTCCCCGGAAGCGGTGAACCGGATCTGCAGCAACGGGCGGCCGATCTGCGGCTACCAGTTCATGGCCTGCTTCATTCCAGGTCCGCTAGGCCGGCGCATTATCATGCCGAACCCGAACAGCTATCCCGACGACGACCCCTACGCCCACCTGCTCGCGCACGAGCTGGCCCATGTGAACGGCTGGCCGGGCTGGCACGGCGAATGATCGCGTTCAAACCGCGTTAAGGGCAGTTTCAACTTTCTATTGACGGCATGGGTTGATAATCCTACGGTGCGACTCGCAACTGAGTTCACTATGGGGTTTGTCCAATGAAGCCACACCTGACCGTGGTCGCCAACACGGCGGTCGCCGACCGGATCGAGGAGGTTCGCCGCGCCACAGCGGCGGCCAAGGAGGGCGGCCTGACGCTCGCCTGTGACCTGGCGGAGAAGGTCGACGACCTGGGCCGCCATGCCGATGAGATCGCGCGCCTGGGCGACAACGTTCCGGTGGGCATCCGCGAGGAGGCCCGCCAGCTCGTCTCCGGCCTCGTGGCCTCGGCGCAGCGGATGCGCGTCATCCTGTCGAGGGCGCAATGACCGAGCCCACCATCGTCAACACGATCGACACGCGGGTCTGCATCGGCGGGCCGGCGGACGGGATGCGCTACGGCGTCCTGAACGGGATCAAGCGGGTTGAGGTAGAGCACGGTTCCGGGTCCAAGGCGTTCTATGTCGAGGAGATCCTAAACGGCAAGGCGATGGCGTTCACCTTCTGGCGGTGGGAGCCGATGCCGTGCGACGAGGCGCTGATGCGACTGTTCAAGGGGTACAAGCCATGAGAGTCCTCGTCTACGCGATAGTCGGCGTCTTCCTGACCGCCGGCCTGCTGGTGGTTACGGCCATCGGCCAGCCGCCACAGCCGACCGCCGAGCAGCGCCAGGCGTGCGCCATGGCGACGGTCTCCGCGGACCGGGAGACGCTCGCGCGCAGGTTCTGCGATCACGAGGGGCGTTGACACGGTGCTAGATTTGCTGGAGCTGCGGGCTGGGTCCTCGTGGCTTAAACGAGTGGCCTCCAAACACCGTCCAGCGTCCAGGCCGTAGGTAGGATTGTAGGCATGACGATAAATCCAACGGCTAATCCGCTCGACCGATCAGGCACTTAGCCGCCCAGTTCGAGCCCTGCCGGGGTCGCCAGTCCAGGTTCCAGGCCGTCCCATACCGTCCCGAAAAACCGTTAACCACCAAGGCATTGAGTGCCAGGTGGTCCCGGCCCGACCTCTTGAAGCCCGTGAATCTGTAGGTAGGATATCCCTGCCTTACCTACAGCGTTCAGGGGCTTACCTACATGCCGCTCACCGACGTCGCCATCCGCAAGCTCCAGACGCCGCCCAGGCCCGTGAAGAAGTTCGATGCCGGCGGGCTCTACCTGCACCTCCAGCCCACCGGCTCGAAGATCTGGCGGATGAGCTACCGGTTCGCCGGCAAGCAGAACACCATCAGCTTCGGCCGCTACCCGGACGTGACGCTGGGGGATGCCCGTAAGCAGCGGGACGCGGCCAAGGAGCTGATCGAGGTCGGCTACGACCCGGTCGTGAAGCGCCAGCAGGAGCGCGAGCGGGCCATGTTCGCCGCGGCCAACACCTTCGAGGAGATCGGCCGGGAGTGGCAGGAGAAGCGGCTTAAGGAAGATTTAAGCCATTCGGCCCGCCGCAAGGATACACAGATGCTTAACCATCATGCGTATCCGGCGCTGGGGTCGCGGCGCATCGTCGAAATCACCGCGCCCGAGATCCTGGCCCTGATTCGCCGGGTCGAGGCCAAGGGGGCCACCGAGACCGCCCACCGGCTGCGCGGCACGATCAGCCGGGTGTTTCGCTACGCCATCGCCACCGGCCGGGCCGAGCGCGATCCGGCCGCGGCCCTGGTCGGCGCGTTGGTCGCCCACAACACCACCCACCACGCCGCGCTGTTCGAGCCGAAGGCCATCGGCGGCCTCATGCGGGCGATCGAGGGCTACGACGCCGCCGTGACGCGGGCGGCCCTCAAGCTGCAGGTCCACACCTTCGTCCGGCCGAGCGAGCTGCGGCTGGCCGAGTGGACCGAGTTCGACCTGGATGGGGCGCTGTGGACGATCCCGGAAGGCCGCATGAAGATGGCCCGCAAGCACCTGGTCCCGCTGTCGCCGCAGGTGGTGGCGGTCCTGCGCGAGCTGCACACCATCACAGGGGAGGGGCGTTACCTGTTCCCCTCGATGCTGGGCGGCCGGCGGCCGATGTCCGACGCCACCGTCAACGCGGCCCTGCGGCGGATGGGCTACACCAAGGACCAGGTGGTCGGGCACGGCTTCCGGCGGACGGCCAGCACGATCCTGAACGAGTCGGGGCTGTTCAATTCGGATGCGATCGAGCGGCAACTGGCTCACGTCGATGGCGGGGTGCGCGGCATCTACAACGCCGCGGAGTACCTGCCCGAGCGGACGCGGATGATGACGTGGTATAGCGAGTGGCTCGACGCCCAGCGGGACCAGAGGTGAGCGGGATTACCTACGCCGTCACCTACAACGGCCTTCGCATCGGGGCTGTAGGGAAGCTGGACCGCGGCCCGGTGAAGGCGCGCTGGCTCGCCCTCTCCATTCATGGGGAACAGTCGGCCAGGTTCCGCACCCGCGAAGAGGCCAAGGCGTGGATCGTCACGATCCACCGGCAGACGCTGGGGTAGGAGGGCCGCGCGGTTTCCCGGCGGCCCAACACCTTCAGTCCCAACGGTCGATCCGGTAATCGGCCAACCCGTTGCCGTCGAACACGCGCAGCACGATGCCGATCTGCCCCTTGAAGATGCCGAGACCATTGGCCGAGGCTTCGTCGCGTCCGCCGATCTGTGCCGAGCGGCTAAACGCCTCGATCACCGACCGGACCGGATGCAGTTCGGCACGCATCGTCTCAGGGAACAGAGCGTTGCCCTGGCCGGTACGGCTGTCCTTGGCGCCGTCGATCACCAGGACGACGCCGCCCTCCACATCCGCGGCCACGGTCGGCTTCGGCACGATCGCGTTCACGTCCGCCCAGGAACCGCCACGAAGGCCCCAACGCGAGGCAGGGCTGCCACCGTGGTAGAGATACCAGGAGATCGGGTAGCGGTCGTCCTCGCGGTCCCACTTCAGGATCGGCGGCGCGTCTGCGTGCTCCGCAGTCAGCATCCCAACGAAATTACCGTGGCCGGGCACCATGACCTGCATACGTCGCGCGGTCGGGAGCACCTTGTCGACGAACTTCTCCCACGTCATCAGCTTCGCCGGCAGCGTGAGACTCGGAACCTCGGTCGAGTTCTTCGGCTTGAGGTGGGCGAAGATGCCGCCGGTCGATTGCCGAGTCTCGTCGCGCTGCGGCTCCCACGTCTTGCGAACCTCATCGAGACGCGCGAACCGGCGCTCCAGCGAGCGGGCGATCCCCATCTTCTCGACCAGTTGCTCGGCCTGGCGCAGAGTGCCCGAAGACGGGGCCGCCTGTGGGCGCTGGTACTGCAGCGGGTGCATCTTGGCGTTGAAGCGCTTGCTGATGTCGGCGAAAGCCATCCCGGCGGCGATGTCCTCCAGCAGCGACCCGGTTACGGCCGAGCGTGGATGGCAATAGCCCTCGGGCGCGAGCGTGACCGCCTTCCAGAGCAGATTGTCGCCGGCACGACCCTTCGGACGCTGGTGTAGATCGCGCAGCCACTGGACGGGCGCGACGAACTTCTCGCTGCGAGCCAGAGCGTCGGCCTTGAGGACACGCAGCGCCTCGTCGAGCAACTTCGGCTTGAAGTCGGCCAGGCCGCCGAGCACGATTCGACGACGTTCCTTGTTCGCAGCCATCGCCTGTCCCGGACTCAGGTCGTAACGGCGATGCAGGATCTCACGCGGCGGACGAACGGCGAAGTGCGTCCAGTCGCCCGTCTCCGGCGTGCCCCACACTTCGTCGCGCGAGAAGAAGGCCGACACGATCTTGGCCGAGCTGACGCGCTTCCGAAGCGCGTCGATCGCCGGATCGTAATAGCCGCCGAGGTCGCCCATCGGCCACATGACGGGGATCAGGTCGCCGCTGTCGTCCACGGTGACGAGCGTGCCGAACGTCTCGATGAAGCGCTTGCAGGTGTTGCAGTTGTGGTACTGGCGCTCGTCGGCACTCGCGGTCGGGAGGTTGTCGAGGTAGAGGTCGAACAGACCGTCCGCGTCGGTACGAAAAATGGGGTTGCCGCCGGCCACCGTCTCGTCGAAGTGGCGCTGGATTGCACGCAGAACCTGGTCATAGTCGCGATCGGCGAAGTGCTGGTGCGCAGCGCTGTGTCGGTCGCTCTCCTTTGCAGTGGCCGTGATCATGTCGTTCTCCTTGTTGGGTCCTCGCAACATCGTTGCAAGTGAAGGAGTAGGACAATAAACCCACAGCGTCAACAGAAAGTTGAAACAATCTAAGCCGGTTCAGCCCTGAGGCTCTAACCGCCGAATAGCTCTGCAGCTTCTTCGAGCAGACGCTTGTCCTCGACCTCGCGCAGCAGCGTTGCGTCCCACTTCGACTCGTCGCGGATCTTCAGGATCGCCTGCTCGATCAGGTCTTGGATGACCTGCGGATCGAGCGCGTCCAGCTCCCAAGAGGACTCGCCGTACTGTTCCAGGTATGAGGCGGCACGGCTGTCCGACAGCTTGCCATCCTTCACCTTCAACGGATTCGGTGGTGGATTGTATTGCTCGATCTGCGGCATGTTGAGGGCCAGGCGTTGCACCATGATCGGCACGCCCGCAAACAATGACAGGCGTTCCTCGTTGTCGCGCGTCATGTCGATGCCGCTTGGATCGTGGTCTCCCAGGTAAAAGATGATCGGGCGCTGACCCTTGCGGACATAGCCGGCCAACCGCTGACCTGCGCGCCAAGCCTCCGACATGCTGTCGTAACCCTTGGTCGCATAGAAGTCGACACGCAACTTGTCACAGATCTCGCCCACCACGCCTTCGAGCGCGGCCTTTTCAACCCGCACTTCCGGGCGGAACGGTTGATCCTCCCACAGGTCGCGCCGATACAACCACCGATCGCCTTCCGTTGTCAGCGCCCGCATAGCCTCGACGGGTTTATCAAAGGTGCGATGGCCGCGGAGGTTGCGCCCTCGATCCTCGATCGCCGTCCAGGAGATCAAGCCTGCCATGCGACCATCCGAGACGATGTCGCCCAGCCGCTTGTAGTTGGCGTCGCTATTGACCAGCCAGTCGCGGGCGACGAACTGGTAGTAGATCTGGCGCAGAGTGAGGGAGAATCCCTTCGACTCGTACTCGCCGACGATCTTGTTCACGCCTTCGATGACATCGAGGTGGTCCCTGGTGAACTTCTTAGGGATGTAGCATCGGTAGTGGCCGTTGTCCTGCATCACAGCAGCCCCGCCGGCTTGAAGGTGTCGGCCTGCGGGTCCAGCGACACGGCTTCGGCCGCATCCCGACCGGCGTAGTAGGCGCCGAGATCCTTGACGAACTTCGTGTTCTTGCGCCTGTCGCGCTCGGCCTGCTTGGCGGCCTTCTCCTTGCGCTTCTGTTCCTCACGGCGCGCCTTCTCAGGGTTGGCGGCGGCCCAGCGAGTGTATTCCTCGTCCGCCGCCTTTTCCGCTGCCGCGCGCTGCGCTCGTTCCGCGGCCCATTTCGCCGAGGTGCCCTTGCCGAACACGAAGTCGACGTTCTCGTCGTATTCCTGGTCGACGTAGGTCGAGAGGGTGAGCGCGGTTCCCGTGCTGACACCACTGCGGCCGGCTGCGACCGCAGCCTCCTCGGCGTCTCGGCGCTTCTGCTCCTCTTCGGCGATGAGGTGGCGGCGGCGCTCATAGATGCGGTAGGTCAGGCGGTCGGTGACGCCTTCGCGGAAAGAGTTGGCCCAGGGCGAACGGACCGGGATTCGACCCTCCCGGCAGCGATCTCTGGTCAGACGCTGGACAGCATTCTGCAGGTAGCCGGCCATCGCCTTCGTGGCGGCGATGTTGACCGTGCGCCCGACGACGCGGTGCTGGTGCTGGTTGACGCCCTGGACGAGCTTCGAGAACCTTTCGCCTTCGACCCGGACGTACTTCTCGACCTTGCCACCGGACATCGGGCTGAAGGTGATCTGCGACCAATAGAGGCAGAAGTTGAGACGGGCGACGGCCCGCCACAGGTCCCGCTCCCATTCGTAGTAGCCGCCGTTCAGGAGTTCGTCGGCGCGCTTGCCGGTCTCGCCGCCGTTGCGCTCCACGGTGCCCATGTCGAGGTTGTAGGCGGCGAGCAGCTCCATGGCTTTCGCTGTGGCGCTGGCGGCCTCGGCTTCATTCGGGTTCTTGGCGGCCAGGCGCAGGAGCTTCTCGACCTTGTCGACGATCGCTTGCACCTCGGCGGTGAGTTGGTCCGACATCCTTCGTCCCTTGCAACTTTCCGATGCCTAGGAAGATAGTCGGATTCAACTGCACGTCAACAGATAGTTGAAACTTTCACTAAGAATGGTTCGAGCCCCTTATCAGGGGTCTAATCGTCATCGGATGGAGGCGTCACTTTGGTCGCATCAGTCATCACTACGGGCTGCTTCCCAGGTACAAAGAGAACGGGAGGATGACCGGTCCGGATCAGAACGACTGCATCGCAGGTCGCGATGAGGGTATGGCCGGCAAATGTGAAGTAGGGTGTTTTGTTCATCAGTTCGGAGTCCATCAGAGGGTTCTAAATGAGGCCGCGGTAGTAGTTGTCCCACAGGCTATCCCAGTAGCTGTGATGGTCGTCAGCACAGGGAGGACATAGCGGCACAGGCTTGTTGGGGTCGTCGGCAGATCCCGGCTCGCCCGTGTAGTGGTAGGCGGTTCGAGAGCTTTCCATCTCGACGCCTTCGGTGGAGTCGCAGTGATCGCACTTCACGGTTCGGAGTCCTCTCAGGGGTTCTAACGGATGTCGAGCGCAGCGCGGATCTCTGCCCGCGCTTTGTTCTCACCGCGGCGCTTACCCAGGTTGAACACGTTGTAAACTTTGTGAATGATACTGGCGCAAGCTTGGACCGAGACGATACCGTCCAGTTGCATGATGTCGTAGCTGGGCCAAGGATCGTCGGTGCCCGCGTTGTTGTTGAGCAGGCTGCGAGCAGGCTCACGACCGTTATCAATAGTCGTTAATCTCCAGTCACGACCGAGAAGCTGGAAACAGTAGGTGTTCCAGCCTTGGTGCTCTACCACTTCCTCGGTGTAGGGGAGTGCTTCTTTCACGGTTCGGAGTCCCTCTCAGTCGCTCTGTTCTTCGCTGACGGTGTGCCCGTAGTGCGCGAGAACCGCGGCGAAAACGTCGCTCGGGCTGTAGTCATCCCCGCCGAAGCAGTGGGCGACCGGCAGCATCTCTACCTCCACCTTGCCGTCGATGGTCACGCGCGCACCCTCGGCGTAGGTTGACCCGCAGGTCTCGCAATCGTGCGAGTCTGTCAGCCACTGGATCTTGATGTCGGCCACGGTTCGAAGTCCCTCTCAGGGCTGGAATAGGAGCGCGCGACGGTGCTCGACGTATGCCATCAGCAGGTTGCGCCCGTGCTTCCCCTGCTCATCCTCGACGCTAGGGTGCTTGTCCCAGACCTCCAGGCCGAAGTGCAGCCAGTCACGCGGATCAACGTCCGGTTTGACGCTGACCTCCGGATAAGCCGAATGGTCGAAGTTCGCGGAGCCCATCATCTTGAATCGGGCGCTCGACTCGAATGCGCGCCAGCGCTGGGCGTCGGCAAGGTCGCGCTCGCGAATGCGCAGCAACTCCATATACATGGACGCCAAGTCATGCTTGGTCTTGTTCATCAGGTAGCGGTGCGTGATCGGACCGCCGTGGTATTCAACGATTGCCATTTCGAAGTCCTGCCTAGGGTTGTTCACTGAGCATTGCGACGAGTTCGGCCCTGAACGCCGTGTCGTGTTTCAGCTCGTCGATGATCGCATCGGCTTCGTCCAGGAACTCTTGCCAGCGCCAGTGTTCCGTATTGCCCTTACGATCAGGATCTAGGCCCGCGGCCACGCAGATGGTTCGGGCGAAGCGTTCTCTCACGTCCATCGGCTTCGAAGTCCTGACTAGGGTTGTGATTGGCGCTGCATTTCGCGCCGGTTCGGGTGGGCGGTACGCTCCTCGGTCGCCAGCCTTTGCAGTAGTTGCGCCCGGCTCTCCATGTCGTCTTTGTAGCCGAGGAAGAACGTCGCTTTGTCGCGCAGGTGCTCTGGCAGCCAGGCTGACCGGAAGTTGTCGAAGCGTGCGATCGGCGCGTACTTCTCGATCTGGCGACCGCCGCGGGCAGCGCCGCGCACTTGGACGCGCTCGAACCCACCACCCGACCATCCGCCAAGTACCCACACCTTTGCCCCTTTGCGGAGCAGACGGTCGGTCTCGACTACATTCGCGATGATGCCGTACTCGTTCACGGGTTCGGTTCCTCGACTAGGGGTCTAACGCGTCGCCCGATAGGGCTTGCAGATCGGCTTGCCCCAGAGGACTTCCTTCTTGAGTTCAGCGCCGAGGCGCTGACACTCGGCCCAGGATGCAATACCATCGACGGCGAAGCTCGATTGCGCGTTGCCGGTGCCGTTGAACAGCATCACGAGGACGTACAGGGTGATCATCAGTTCGGTTCCTCAACCAGGGTTCTAACGGGCGTTGATGAAGTCGTCCCTGGCGTTGATGGCATCACGCACCGCTCCAGCGTGGTCGTAGTGGCCCTTCTCGTCAGCCATGACGAGCGCCAGCACGCGGCCAGTTTCGCTGTCGCGGATCTCTACCCACGGCAGACCCCTGTTCAGTGCGGTCGCGGTGAGGTCGATGATGGCACGCATTTCAGTTCAATCCCTGTGCTGGTCTTCTAACGCCCTACGACTCGTAAAATGTCGTGCCGTTGGCGGCGCGCTGACGATCGACGCTCTGGATGGCGGCGACGGCGATGCTGGCGACCTTCACCATGGCGGCGCGGAAGGCGTCAGTGACGGTGCGGTCGAGCGGCATGAAGGTGCCGACCATCCATTTCGTGGCGTACAGGCCGATGTAGGCGGCCCACATCCACGGGGTGTTCTCGATGTCGTCCACCTCGGTGCCCCACTTGCCGTCCTGCCGGATGCGCTCGGCCTCGATCTCCTGGAAGATGGCCTCCAGGGCGTCGGTGCCGTCGTAGTCCACATCGAACATCGGATCGTGCCGCGGGGTGCCGCCGCGGGTGTCGTAAGTGCCCATGGTCTCAGTTTCCTTCTTGGATGCGACGAAATCCGTCGCGGATTCGGCCGGTGGCCTTGTGCATCACCGTCGCGGGTTGCTTCGCGTGCTGCGTACAATAGAAGTTGCCCTTGCCGTCCGTGTAAGTCGCTTGACGCTCACAGGGGCCGCCGCCAGGTCGCAGACCGTAGCTCGGGTAGTACGGACCCTTTGATTGCGTACGTGCTTGGCAGTCAGGCATATCGTTGTCCCTCGGAGGTTCGGTCCCGTGTGCTGGGTTCTAATCACACACAGACCGTAGGACTATCAACCTACTGTGTCAACAGTTAGTTGAAACTCCGTTCACGGCGAGCTGACCCTTTAGGGGGAGTGGCGACACCCGCGCGCCGTTGCTACGATTCCGCCTTATTCACCGAATCACTACCCGAAGGAGGGTGCGTCGGTGACCCGGCTGGCGGACGCCCAGGCTTTCATCGAGCGGTCGAGAGTCGCTGAATCGCCGCAGGAAATGGCCGCTCTGATGTCGGACATCGCGGCCTACATGGGGTTCGACCATTATTCGCTGATGCACCATGTCGACCTGTCATCCTACAGGAAGGATCTTGGTCACATGGCGGAGGGTGAGCTGATCCTGTTGACCAGCCACCCAGAGAGTTGGGTCGAGCATTACATCGAAGACGACCTGCTGCAGATCGACCCCGTGGTGGCCGCGAGCAATCTGCGCGTGACCGGGTTCTCATGGAACGAGATTGCCACTCTGATCGACATGACGACCGAGCAGCGCGGCTTCCTGGATGATGTCGCCAGGAGTGGTATCGGCGATGGCTGCACTGTTCCCATCCATGCGCCAGGGCAAGCATCCGGATCATGCAGTTTCTCGATGCGGCTGGGTCGCCCGTTGCCGACCAGCAACCTGCCCATGGCTCACCTCATCGGAGCCTTCGCCTTCGAAGCGGCAAGGGCCGTGGTCGTAAACGCCCGCAAGCTGGAGGCGCAACACACCCGGTTGACCGAGCGGCAGGTGGAATGCGCCATCCTGGTCGGCCGTGGACTGACCGAGCCAGATATCGCCAAGCAATTGGGCATCTCAGAAGAAACGGTGAAGCGACATCTGAAGGAAGCCCGGACAGCCTGCGGCGCAACCAAGAGTTTTCAGGTAGTGATCCGTTTACTTTACGAAGGAAGAATTAGCCTGACTGACCTGCTTCACATGCGGGTGTGACCCTTTGAGGGGAGGGACCGCGCTCGGTTGCTATGCCTAAGTTATAGGCACATTGAATCGCTGGGGCTGATTATGCAACCTCGTGAGTACCACCACATTGTTGAGACAGGTGACTGGGCCGCCGACAATCGCGCCGGCCGTGAGGCGGCGATCATCTGCATCCGCCACATGGTCGAGAATGGTACACCGAACCACCTCTGCCAGGTCGTGCGCGGCATGATCTCGAAGGGCCGGTTCGGCGGCGTGGAAGTCGGGTTCTTCACGGCGATCGGCATCATGCTGATCGAGTAGGGGAGGGGTCAGGCCCCTGTCTCAGGGTTCGAATTGGAGCGTTCGACCCGCTCGCCGATCTCCTTTAGGTAGCGGTCGTCAGCAGGCATTTCGGAGCCGCAGAACCACCAGTCACCACCCCGCCCGAACTCGGCCACCTTCCAGCCGGTGCCGGTGCGAACCCAATAGAATCCTGGCTCTCGTTTCATCGTTCGATCCCTATCTCGGGGTTCTAACGGTCGAGTGCCGTCTTGATGGTGCGTTGCGGATCGCACCACAGATGCTTGTCGAGGAACGCCAGGAGCCCGGCCTTGTCCGTGGGCACATCCACGACGCTGACGCGGGAGGTATCCCCGGCCTCGACGGCGAGACGGTTAGCGTGGCGCTCGGTCGTCGCCCAGGCCGTCTGCTGCGCAGTCGGGTTATCGTCGTGCCAATCGACGCGATAGAACTTCATGGTTCGGTCCCTGCTTTGGGGTTCTGATCGAAGTGGGTGTGAAGTTCGGCTGCTATCGCCGGGTGAACGATGAGCCGGTTTCCCACGCGAAAGGCGGCAGGCTTCATCGCGAACTCGCCGCCGAAGCGCTTGATCAGCTTCTTACGGATGCGCTTGCTGCGGTGACGGGACTCGGGGAACAACCGCTCCTCGGTCTGCGCCAGCGCGTTGGCCGTCACGATCAGATCGGCCATGCCGATCATGGTTCGACCCCCTGCTTGGGGTTGGAATTTGGCAGTAGGTGGTACTGGCACTCTAGCGACAGGACGTGTCGACCATCGTCGAGGCGGATGATCAGCAGTCCAGGCTTCACCGCATCCTCGCGCACGATAACGCCCTTGAACGCCGGCCCCGTGAAGCCGAACAGCACTTCGACACGCCTTCCGAGCCACGACCCCTGCTCGGGATACGCCTCGCTGGTCGCCAAGCCTTCGATTACGGGCATGTCGTTTCGACCCTCTGCTTGGTCTTGGAGTTGGCTCTGTCGAACGCTGCCGTTCGAGCTTCATCGACTGTCTTGTAGATGGCTTCGCTGTATTCGGTATCGGTGTGCCGACCGAGGTGTCGGCCGGAGTCGTAGGGGTAAGGCGAGAGCGTAAAGCCAAAGAGCCAACTCTTTCGCCAGATCCAATACGAACACCAATGCTCGCCGGCCGGAAGCGGAGCAGGTCTGTAAAGCTCGCTCATCGCTGTTCGATCCCCTGCTTCGGGTTCTGATCGGCGGCCGACCAGGGCGTGCCGTCCTCATTGATCCTGTGGCTGGCCCATCGCAGGAACTTGTCCATGTCCACGCGGGGATAGTGACGACCGTTCGGGATCGAGTAGCTGTCGTACTGCAGGTCCAAGCCAAGCCGGCCGATGTAGATGACGACGCGGTCGTTCATCTCGCCGTTCGAGCAGCGCGCCGGACGCTTGGCGCGGTAGAGGCCGCCAACAACGATGTCTTCGCGGGTGAGGCTCATCGGTCAGGTCCCTGGAAACGAGGTGTGATCGTCGAGGGGCGCGACGCGCTTGATGATTGCCTGCGCCCGAAGTTGCTTTTCGCGCTCGTTCAGATCGGCGCGGTAAAAGAGTTGGCCGACCTCGTGGATTGCGCGCTCAAGCTCCTCCTTCCGGGCGAGGGTAGTTTTGAGGTCTGAGACCCGAACGCTCGCCCAGATGCGATCAGCCGTTTGCGCACCTTGGAGCATGTCTCGCAGCCGTTGCTCGCTCATCGCTGTTCGATCCCTGGAACGGACGTGGAAATGGCCGCGAGGCCGGCGTCGGTGATGGTGGCGAAGGTTGGACCGATCAGCGGGTTGAGCAGTTCAAGGCGCATAAGCTCGCGGATGGTCTCGTCACGTCGGCGACGCGCTTGACCGTAAAGCGGACCGTTGGCGTGGAATGCGTCCTTACAGTCGCTTTTTGCCGTCGCCACCAGAATCTCCTTCTGCCTCCGGGTGAGCTTCAGGCTCATCGTTCGATCCCTTAGTGAGGGTCAGCAGTGGGCGGAGCGATCTGCCGGTCCAACCATGCGTTGAGCGCCTGGACGGCCTTGTCGCCCGTGTCGCCGGTCAGGACGTGCTCACCGAGTTCAGATGCGGCGATGGCGTAGAGGGTCGCGTTGGACGGGACGATGGTTCCGACAATCCCGGCGGCCAACACGGGCAGCCACAGCGCCTTGCCGACCTTGGCGATGGATGGGGTGACGGGAGGTTCGCCGAAGCCGGCGTTTGCAACGCGAGCGACCCCCTTACCGAGCGCATAGAGGGACAGGGCGATAACTCCCCCGTAGAACCCGAAGCCGCAGACGGCGTTCACGTCACCCGCTACGTCGGCGGCGTAGATCAACCAGGATAGTTCGTTCATCGTCTTCTCCGCTCGATCCCGTGGTTGTGATCAGTTCTCGTGGATTTCGTGCTCAGGCACGCCGGCCTCGACGAGCCAGGCCACCAAAGCCTCGCGGGATTCGAACTCGTGGACCTGGCCGACGTAGCCGGGCGCGTCGGTCGTCTCGACCTCGGCGCACCACTTGAACGCATCGTCGTTGCTGATTTCGGCCGACGTGGGCGTTCCGTGACGCCCATCGTCCAGCCAGGCGATGAAGTCGCCGGGCGTGTCGTGCGGCAGGAAGATGGTGTCGCCGAAAAAGTTCTTCTTGGTCATCGTCCTCGTCCCTCAATTCGATCCCCGGAGTGGTCGTCCGACCGCGTCTCCGTTGCGCCTATGTAGGAACATTCACCTACGCGTGTCAACAGAAAGTTGACGATAATCCGACCCCGTCACGCCTCGGCTTGCGTTTCAACCATTTGGTGAGTTACAATCATCCGGCGCGGAGGACCGCATGTGTGTCGAGCAACGAGATCGAGTTTTGGCGTCTACCCCGTGTGAAAGCGGCCACCGGCCTCAGCAAGACCGAGATCTACCGGCAGGTCATGGAGGGGCGGTTCCCCCGGCCCAAGAAGTATCCCGGCAGCACCATGAGCTACTGGCTGTCGACGGACGTGCGGCAATGGCAGGCGGACCTGCTGGCGCGCGCCGATGAGCGATGCCTTTGAAGACCTGCTAGGCAGCGGCGGCGATCCTGCCCCGCCGAAGCGCCGCCCCGGCCGCCCCACCCGCGAAGAGGCCGCCGCCAAGGCCCTGCAGGAGCGCGTCGCCCTGACGGCCGCGGCGTCCGGGCGCGCCCTGGAGGATGTCGGCGGGGTGCAGGCGCTGCGCCGGCCGGTGACGATCAACACCCTGGCCACCGTGTTCGGCCACGACGTCCAGACGATCACCCGCCGGCTGATCGACTGCCCCCACACGGTCCAGAGCAACCGCAAGCTCTACGACTTCAAGGAAGCCTGCTCCTACATCATCAAGCCGCGGATGACGCCCGAGCAGTTCGTCAAGACGCTCAACAAGGCGGACCTTCCGCCCGAGATCAACCTGGCCTTCTGGAACGCCCAGCGCGCCAAGCTGAAGTTCAAGCTGGAGGCGCAGGAAGCCTGGGAAACGGGCGACGTGCAGCATGTCGTCGGGAAGGCGTTCCTGACCATCAAGGAGAGCCTGACGACCGTGGTCGAGGAAATGCGCGAGCGGGCCAAGCTGACCGACGAGCAGACCAAGATCCTGGAAGAGGCGATCGACACGCTGCGCCAGGGCCTGCACGACCAGCTCGTCGACCTGCAGGCGCAGAGCCGCACCAGTTCGATCCTGGAGCAGCCGATGTTCGGCACCTCGAAGGATATCCAGCCGGACACCTTCGATGAGTGGGACGATGAGTAAGGTTCACCTGAACATCGGCATGGGTTTCCCGGCCTGCGGAGTCGAACGGCGCGCCCGATCGTGGTCGTGCGTGATCACCACCAGCTACTCCAAGGACGTGGTGAACTGCGCCCGCTGCAAGGCGACCAAGATGTTCGGGCGATCCGCGTGACCGGCCAACGGGCGCTGGTCAAGGATCGTCCGGCGTCGTTCCCGAGCCTGGAGACGATCATCGCCGCCGCGGCCGAGGCGATCCGCCCGCCCGAGCGCCTGACGGTCACCGAGGCGGCGGTGAAGTACGTCCGCATCAAGGAGAAGAACTACTCCGGTCCGTGGTCGGTCGAGAAGACCCCGTACCTCGTCGAGCCGCAGAACGAACTGATGAGCCTGGACTTCACCGGCATGGTGTTCGTCGGGCCGGCCCGGACGGGCAAGTCGCAGATGTTCCTGAACTGGCTGGCGGCGACGGCGATCTGCGATCCGATGGACATGATGCTGCTGCACATGAGCCAGGCGACGGCCCGCAACTGGTCGCTGTCGGACCTGGCCAAGATGATCCGCCACTCGCCCGACTTCCGCTCGCGGCTGGTCGCCGGCCGCCAGCAGGACAACGTCTACGACAAGGCGTTCGTCTCCGGGATGCGGCTGCAGATCATCCACCCGTCGATCAACGAACTGTCGGGCAAGACGGTCGGCCGCAACTGGGCGATGGACTACGATCGCCTGCCGCCGAACATCGACGGCGAAGGCGACGCCTGGACGCTGCTCAAGAAGCGCGCCCAGACCCTGAAGCGCTACGGCATGACGGCCGCCGAGTCCTCGCCCGGCTTCCCAGTCCTCGACGGCAAGTGGATCGCGCGCAGCCCGCACGAGGCCCCGCCCTGCGAGGGCATCCTGTCGCTCTACAACGACGGCGACCGGCGGCGCTGGTACTGGCGCTGTCCGCAGTGCCGGGGCTCGTTCGAACCGCACCGCAAATTGCTGGTCTATCCGAAGTCGGCCGACCCGATGGAATCGGCCGAGCAGGTCGTCATGGCCTGCCCGCACGACGGCTTCCCGATGACGCCGGATTTCCAACACGAGCTGAACCTGGGCGGCCGGTGGATCAAGGAGGGGCAGCACTGGCTGGAGGACGGCTCGATCGTCGGCACGCCGCGGCGGTCGGACATCGCCTCGTTCTGGATGTTCGGTCCGGCGGCGGCTTTCACCTCCTGGCCTGAACTGGTGCTCAAGCGCCTGAACGCCGAGGCGGACTTCGAGCGCACCGGCAGCGAGGAGAAGCTGAAGGCGGTCACCAACACCGACGACGGCGAGCCCTACACCCCGAAGGCGCTCGAAGCCGGACGCCTGCCGGAGGAACTGAAGGCCCGCGCCAGGCCCTACAGCGTCCGCGGCCAGGTGCCGGAGGGCGTCCGCTTCCTGATCACCACCATCGACGTGCAGAAGAACGCCTTCGTCTGCCACACCTATGGGATCGAACCGGTGCAGATGGGGGGCGGCGCATGGAGCTACGACGTCTACCACGTCGATATGTGGCGCATCCTGAAGTCGCGGCGGCTGGATGAGGACGCCCACCCTCTGCCGATCGACCCGCCGACCAACAAGGAAGACTGGCATGTCCTTATCGACGAGGTGATCGAGAGGAGCTATCCGCTGGCGGACGGATCAGGCCGCCACATGCAGGTGAAGCTCATCGCCTGCGACTCGGGCGGCGCGGCGAGCGTGACGGCGGCGCGCCTCAACGCCGCTCTCGACGGTCCCACGGTCAGCACCACCTCGAACGCCTACGATTTCTGGCGCTTTCTGCGTGACGATCCGGCCGGCCGCAACTACCACAGCCGCTTCCATCTGCTGAAGGGCGAGCCCAGCCGCAGCGCACCCTCACTGCTGCAGACCTTTCCCGACTCGCAGCAGAAGGACAGATACGCCGTCGCTCGCGGCGACGTGCCCGTGTGGGCGGTGAACTCGAACGTTGTGAAGGATGCGGCGCACAACATGCTGGGACGCGCCGAGCCGGGCGGTCGGGTTCATTTCCCGCTGTGGTTCGAGGAGAGCGGAGAGCCGGAAAACATTGACTGGCTCTACAGCCAGCTCACGACCGAAGTCCGGCTGCCGGCGGGGTGGCGAAACCTGGCTCGCCGGAAGAACGAGGCGTTCGACCTGCTCGCCTATCTGGTCGCGTTCATGAAGCATCCACAGATCCGGATTGAGCACATCAAATGGAGCAGTCCGCCGGGCTGGGCGGCCGACTGGGACAAGAACGACCTGGTGTTCACGCCGATCGAGGGCCGGCCGTTCGCGCCGGAGCCGAAGAAGCCCGGCAAGACGCTGGCCGAACTGGCGCAGGAACTGGCCTGATTTAACACGACGGGGGCCGTCATGTTCGGAAAACAGGGATTCTTTGACATGGAAACCTGCTCAACTTTCGCTTGACACCCGTTGTCAGACTCACCATAATGTTGACGATGCACTGATTCCGTGCGATCAGTCGTCGATGGCGACACTTCAGGAACGGCTGACCGAGGCCGAAGCGGCGTACCACGACTTGCTGATCGGCAAGGCCGCCGTCGAAGTGCGTGACTCGAACGGGGAAACCGTTCGCTACACGTCGGCCAACCGGGCCGCCCTCGCTTCCTACATCGCCGACCTCAAGCGCCAGATCAACGAGACCAGCTCCGGTCCGATTTGGCTGGTCCTTTGATGGACAGCTTCGACGAGCTTCTCGGGATGACCCCCGCCCCCTTGGCGTCCCGAGTGGAACCCCCTGTCGCGGTGACGGTCCCCGCCGCGGCAGGGGGCGACCAGGCGATGGGCGGCTTCGACGGGGCCGACCGCTACGACCAGGCCCTGGCCCTGTGGTCGTCGCCGATCCAGTCGGCCGACGCCGACATCCTGCCGGACAAGGAAATCATCGACGGCCGTTCGCGCGACATGCTGCGCAACGACGCCTTCGTGCAGGGCGGAGCGAACCTGCACAAGGACAACATCGTCGGCTCGCACTTCCTGCTGAACACCCGCCCGGCGTCGCGCGTCATCTTCGGCAAGGAGGACGACACCTGGGAGGAGGAGTTCCAGGACGAGGTCGAGGAGAAGTTCGACCTCTACGCCGAGTCGCCGGACAACTGGATAGACGCCCAGCGCACCAACAGCTTCACCGCGCTGGTGCGTCTGGCCGTGGGCATCCACCTGGCGGCCGGCGAGGTTCTGGCCGCCGTCGAATGGCTGAAGGACGGCCGGCCGTTCTCGACGGCCATCCAGATGCTCGACCTGGACCGGCTGTCCGATCCGCTGACGGTGCAGGGCCGCTTCCTCACCGCCGAGGAACGCTCGCACATCCGCGGCGGCATCAAGTTCAACCGCCAGGGCGCGCCGCAGTCCTACTTCGTCCGCACCGAGCACCCGAACGACTACTACACGGCGGGCATGGAGATCGCCAACTGGAAGGAGGTGGCGATCCGCAAGCCGTGGGGCCGGCTGCAGATGATCCACATCCACGAGCAGGTCCGTCCCGACCAGTCGCGCGGCATCCCGGAGATGGCCGCGGCCCTGCGCGAGATGAAGTTCTCGAAGCGGTTCCGCGACGTGCAGCTCCAGCGGGCCGTGATGCAGTCGCTGTACGCGGCGGCGATCACCTCCGAGCTGCCCAAGGACGCCATCGTCGCCGCCGTGGGCGGCTCGGCGATCGACACCACGGCCGCCGTCACCAACTACGCCACCGGCTTTCTCAGCGCCGTCGATCAATACACGGGCGCGTCCAAGCAGATGCGGCTCGACGGGGCGCGCATCCCGGTGTTCTTCCCCGGCACGAAGCTGGAGATGCTGTCGCCGACCAACGGGGCGGCCATCGGCCAGGAGTTCGAGCAGTCGCTGCTGCGCTACATCGCCGCCTCGATCGGCGTCTCCTACGAGCAGCTTTCGCGCGACTACACCAACACCAACTACTCCTCGGCCCGCGCGGCGATGACCGAGACCTGGAAGTTCATGCAGGCGCGCAAGAAGCTGGTCGCCGACCGCTTCGCGTCGCTGATCTTCCGGCTGTGGCTGGAAGAGGCGATCAACAAGAACGAGATCTTCGCCTTCCCGAAAGCCAAGGCCGGCCTGCTCTACACGGGCGGCGTGCTGAACCTGAAGTTCGACGCCATCTCGCGCTGCGACTGGGTGGGCGCCTCGCGCGGCCAGATCGACGAGCTGAAGGAAACCCAGGCCGCGGTGCTGCGCATCAACAACGGCCTGTCGACCGCCGAGGACGAACTGGCCCGGCTCGGCAAGGACTTCCGCAAGGTCTACCGCCAGCTCGCCCGTGAACAGAAGCTGCGCGAGTCCTACGGCCTGATGTTCGCGGCCACCGACCCGAACGTGATGAACGCGCTCTCGGCCGAACCGACCGACGAGCCCCAGCCGAAGAAGGACGCCGCCTGATGGAGCGCAACAACCCCATCCTGGCGATGTTCGCGTCCGAGCCGGCCCTGGTCGCCCACGAGAAGCAGGACCAGTTCATGGCCTGCCTGAACGGGTTGATGGCCTGCAAGCACATCGACGAGATGCTGGCCGAGTCCGCCGCGGCGCCGGACAACTTCTGGCCCGAACCGGACTCCTGGCGCGCCCAGTACCGGCCCTACGTCGTCCTGGACGGCGTCCTGCACATCCCGGTCAAGGGCGTCCTGCTGCACAACTTCCCGTTCGCCTACGGCAACTACGCGACGGGCTACGAGTACGTCTGGCGCGCCTTCGAGCGCGGCATGAAGGATGCCGGCGTCATCGGCATCGCCTTCATCATGAACACGCCCGGCGGCATGGTCGCCGGCTGCGGCGACGCCGCCGACAAGATGTTCGCGCTCAAGCAGGAGATCGGCAAGCCGGTCCGGGCCTTCGCGCACGAGAGCGCCTATTCGGCGGGATACTGGGTCGCCACGGTGGCGGACCACATCGTCGTGTCCCGGACCGGCGGCGTGGGCTCGATCGGCGTGGTCACCTCGCACGTCGACTGGAGCAAGTTCAACGAGCGCGTGGGCCTCGCCTACACCTTCATCTTCGCGGGCAAGCACAAGGTCGACGGCAATCCCGAACAGCCGCTGCCGGCCGACGTAAAGGCGCGCATCCAGGCTCGCATCGACGAGCTGTACGAAGTTTTCGTGTCCACCGTGGCGCGAAACCGTCCGCAACTGAGCGAAGACGAGGTTCGGGCGACCGAAGCTCTGACGTTCACTGCGACGCAAGCCGTGTCGAACAAGCTGGCCGATTCCATCGGCTCGCTCGACGACGCCCTGGCCGCATTTGCGGCCGACCTGTCCTCAACTTCAGGAGACGAAGAGATGTCCACCAAGGACGAGGCGGCCGACAACCAGGCCGTCATCACTGCCGCGCGCGCCGAAGGCCGGGCGGAAGGTCATGCCGCGGGTCTCGCGGAAGGCCAGACCGCCGCGGTCGCGCGCATCAACGCCATCCTCGGCAGCGACGAAGGCAAGGCGCGTCCCAAGGCCGCCCTGTCGGCGGCGCTGAAGACCGCCATGTCGGCGGACGAAGCCAAGGCGTTCCTGGGCGACCTGCCCGAGGAGAAGGCCGAAGCCGCGCCCGCGCCGGCCGCCGCCGGAACGGAGACCCCGTTCGACGCGGCGATGGAAGACGGCAACCCGAACGTCGGCGCCAACCGCGGCAAGAAGAACGACGACGAGGCCGTGAACGACGGGAGCGACGTGGTCGCCCTCGCCGCCGCCTACGGCCTCAAGGGCTTCAACTCCCCGGCCGCGCAGCAATAAGGAACCTGAGCAGATGACCACCCACAACGTTTCCTACAAGAACGCGGGCGTCCGCGGCGTCCCGACCTTCGAGGCGCTGGACACCTACGTCGACTCCAACCTGGTGGCCGGCGCCGAGCCCGCCATCCAGCAGCCGGTCCGCATCCTGCTGGGCGACTCGCTGGATCTGGCCCAGTTCACCGTGGTCGGCCTGTCGGCCGGCAAGCTGGTGAAGGCCACCTACAACGCCACGGTGGCCAGCGCCGTCCTGCCGATCGGCGTGCTCATGCAGGCCGCCACCTCCGGCGCGTCGAACACGACCAAGTACGGCGAGGTCTCGCTGACCGGCTGCTTCAACGCCGGCTCGGACGACGACGGCACCGACAGCCCGCTGGTCTGGGACGCCTCGTTCGACACCCTGGCGAAGAAGACCACCTGGGCCGGCGTGGTCGGGAACGCGCTGCTGATCTTCCGCAGCCGCCTCGGCGCCAACGCGACCTAAGCCTGCCACACCTCAGAAAGGGAATTCAGTAGATGACCACCAACAACCCCTACGAGCTGTGGCAAACCCACAAGCTCCTCGGCGTCTTCCGGCCGGTGAAGCCGGAGACCTGGTACTTCGGCCAGTTCTTCACCAACCAGATGCGCTCGACCGACGAGTGGATCGACCTGGAGAAGCTGCCGCTCCGCAACCGCGAGCTGGCCCCGTTCGTCAAGCCGATGGGCCGCGGCCACGGCCTGGCCCACGACAGCGTCACCGGCTACCGCTTCAAGCCGGCCAACGTGGTCGTGGAAGACGCGGTCGACCCGCTGCGTCCGCTGACCTTCCAGCCGGGCATCGACGCCTCGGTAACGCGGCCGTCGCAACTGACGCCGATGCAGCGCAAGTCGCTGATCAAGGCGCAGATGATCGCGGACTTCCAGCTCGCCGTCGAACGCCGCTGGGAGTGGATGAAGGCCAAGGCCATCATCGACGGCAAGGTGACCTGCGTCTACAAGGACGGCACGAGCGCGCTCGTGGACTTCCAGCGCGACGCGGACCACACCGAGGTTCTGACCTCGGGCAACTACTGGGGTGAGTCGGGCGTCTCCATCCTCGACCACATCCAGGCGATCTGCGACACCATGTCGAACGCGGACTTCGGCGGCCTGCCGACCCGCCTCACCATGGGCGGCGCCGTCGCGGCCGTCGTGCGTCAGGACGAGGAGATCCTGAAGCACATGGACACCAACCTCCAGGGCGGCGTCCACCGGGTCGATCGCGGTCTCACCAACAACGAGAGCAAGGTCTTCAAGTTCGGCGAGCTGTTCCTGGGCGGCGCGTCGGGCCAGGTGATCGAACTCTACGTCAACAACGAGACCTACACGGTCAACGGCACGTCGACGCGCTATCTCGGCAACAACGAGATCGTCGCCACCGCGTCGCCGAGCGCCATCAACGGCTACGAGTGCTTCGGCATGATCGTGGACGAGGACGCCCAGTACCAGGCCCTCCCCATGTTCCCGAAGAACTTCGTGACCGGCGAGCGCACCAAGGTCGAGAACGTCTCGATCGAATCGGCGCCCCTGTTCGTGCCGATCCACCCGGACGCCACCTACAAGGCGACCGTCCTCGCCTAACTCCAACCCCGGATCGGCGGGCCTCAAGCGCCCGCCGATTCAACATTAAGGTGATACATGGCTCGCAAGCCGAAAAACGCCCCTGAAACTGCGAAGGCCGCCCCGGAGTCCGGTGTGCAGCCTGTCGTGGCCGTGAACCGCATCGTCTACGGGGACAAGAACGTCGCCCCGTCCGGCTCCCTGTTCACCCCCACGACGCAGAAAGAGTACGATGAGCTGTTCGCCATCAAGGCCGTCCGCGAACCGACCGACGCCGAACTGGCGCTGTACGAGCGCATCGCCGCCTCCAAGCCGGCGAAGACTCCTGCGCCCGCCGCCCCCGTGGTAGCGGACGCCGAACCCCCGGTGTCGGAAGACCCCACGGCTCCCGAAGAAAACCCCCTCGGTTGAGCCCAGTGAGCCGCTTTCGCGATCATAAGCGGCGGATGCGCGGGGACCTTCATCGCGAGATGTCGGTCCCCGCGTACTATATTCCCGTGCCCAGCGCGGACCCTGTCGAGTGCGACGTGCGCGTCTGGCTGAAGACCGAACAGATGGTCGGCGAGCTGCCGGGCTACCAGGGCGCGGAGCGCGCCGAGCCCGAGGACCGCATCCGCATCGACCTGGCGCAGGTTCCCGCGCCGCGCCGCCTGGGCGTGGTGTCGGTGGAAGCCGGCGAAGCCTATCGCATCGACCACCTCTATCCCGCCGACCTCGGCTACCAGACGGCGCGCGTGCTGCGCCTGTCCGCCGCCGAGGCTGAAGACCTGCCGGTGCGCGAATGAGCAACGACACCTACGTCGTCGCCGTCGACGGCCTCTCCGCCCTGCGCGACCTGGAGACGATCCCGAACGCGGTCAAGCGCGCCGCGCTGCAGGCCGTCAACAAGACCGTCACGCGCACGCGCACCAGCTCGGCGCGGGCCATGCGCGAGCAGGTCAAATTCCCGGCGCGCTACCTGTCCGGCGAGGACGGGCGGCTGGCGATCACCAAGCGCGCCACCGCCGAAAGCCTGGAAGGCTCGATCACCGGCCGCTTCCGCCCCACCAGCCTGGCGCGCTTCGTGACCAGCGGCGCGGTCGGACGGCGGACCGGAGTCCGGATCGAGGTCGCCCCCGGTTTCGCCAAGTTCATGCGGCGGGCCTTCCTCATCCGCCTGCGCGCCGGCACGGCCGACCTCGACACGACGTCCAATCTCGGGCTGGCGATCCGTCTGAAGCCCGGCGAGCGGATCGAGAACAAGAAGAAGATGATCCAGATGAGCGGGAACCTTTACCTGCTGTACGGACCCAGCGTCTCCCAGGTGTTCGCGACGGTGGCCGAGGACGAAGCGCCGGGCGCTGCTGATTACCTGGAGGCCGAATTCCTGCGGCTGATGGAGCTGGGACGATGACCACCTATCCCGATCCGCTGCCGTTCAAGCTGCGCGCCCTGACCGCCCTGACCGGCATCATCAAGGAGATCACGCCCGACAACGGCTACGTCTGCGACCTCGCCGACTTCGATCCTGGCGACGGCGTCGACCAGGAGCGCGTGTTCCGCGGCCGGGCGTGGTTCGGCGACAACGACCCGATCCCGATGGTCAGCGTGCTCGAAGGGGTGTCGCCGGCCGACGAGGTGGACGAGCCGCCGGTCGACACGACCACGGGCGAGTACGACTGGCCGCTGCTCATCCAGGGATTCGTCGACGACGATCCCGAGCATCCGACCGACCCGGCCTACCTGCTGCTGGCCGACGTGCGCCGACGGCTCGCCGTCGAGAAGCGGCGCAAGGCGCCTGGAAGTCACCAGCCTGATCCGCTGGGACTTGGATTGGGCAAGAACAGGATCACCAAGATCTCGATCGGTCCGGGCGTCGTCCGGCCGGCGGATGACGTCTCCAGTCGTGCGTACTTCTGGCTGACGGTTATTCTACGCGTAGTTGACAATGCTTCAGACCCCTATGCGTAGGATGCGTTTCACTATATACGTGACCAACTGAACAAGGAGTTGACTTCAACATGGGCAATCAAACCCTCGGCCGCGGGGAGATCCACTTCTCCCTGTTCAAGACCGGAACCCAGACGCCGTCCGGTTTCCGCTACCTCGGCAACACGCCGGAGTTCAACGTCACGCTCGAAAACGAGACGCTGGACCACTTCTCCTCCGACCGCGGCATCCGCGAGAAGGACAAGTCGATCGTCCTGGAGACGACCGCCACGGGTTCGCTGACCTGCGACGACATCCAGCTCGACAACCTGGCGCTGTTCTTCTTCGGCTCGACCTCGACCCTGGTCCAGACCTCCGCCACCGCGGCCACCGAGACCTTCACCGACGTCATCGCCGGCCACAGCTACCAGCTCGGCATCGGCGACTCCAACCCGACCGGCGTGCGGTCGGTCTCGAACGTGGTGGTCGAGGTGGCCAGCACCCCGATGACCGTGACGACCGACTACACGGTCGACGCCGAACTCGGGATCATCACCATCGTCGACGGCGGCGGCATCGTCACGGGCGACGACGTGGAAGTGACCTACGACCGGGCTGCCAAGAGCCGCGAGCAGGTCATCTCCGGCACGAGCCAGGTGGAAGGCGCGCTGCGGTTCATCTCGTACAACCCGGAAGGGGACAAGATGGACTACTACCTGCCTTACGTGAAGCTGGCCCCCAACGGCGACTTCGCGCTGAAGTCGGACGAGTGGCAGCAGCTCCCGCTGACGGTGGAGATCCTCAAGGGCACCAGCCGCGAGCGGATCTACATCGACGGCCGTCCGTTCACGGCCGCGTAAGGGAGGATCGTCACGATGGGACTGCGTGACCTGGTCATCCCGACCGAACTGGTGAAGGTCGCGGACGAGGGCTTCCCCGTCCGCGGCCTTTCGCCGAACGACGCCCTGGACCTCTACTATCGCCACGCCGGAGAACTGTCGGCCCTGTTCGACCAGTTCACGGCGCGGGTGAAGGCCGGCGAGTCGGCCGACGCCATGGAGGTGGGAACCGCCATGGTGGGCGGCGCGCCGCAGATCATGGCCGAGATCATCGCCCTGGCAAGCGACAGCGATCCGCGGAGCCCCGACTGGCCGCTGGACGTCGCGCAGGCGCTGCGGCTGCCGGCCGGGGTGCAGATGGACGCGCTGGAGAAGATCGGTCGTCTCACCTTCACCTCGGACATGCCGCCGGGAAAATTCTTCGGCCTCGTGATCAGCATGGCGCAAAGCGCGACGGCCGCACTGCACAGCGCACCGAAGGTCTGAAGGAATGGCTCTGGGGTGTCCGGCGTCAGGTGAACCTGCTGCTGGCGAACGGACACCTCCAGGCCATGCACTATCCGATCGGGCAAGTCTTCGACGAGGCGAACCTGATCGTGGAACGGCGCAACGGTGAACTGGCGACTATCGGCGTCATCATCCAGAGCGCAACCGCGACGACCGGCATGGGGGCGAACAAGAAGTCGGTGGACCACTTCAAGAAGCTCATCAAGGGACTGAGCGGAGAACAGTAGATGGCGACAAACCGCCGCGACGTCAGTCTCGTAGTCCGCGCCAAGGACGAGGCGACCAAGGCGTTCGAATCGGCGGCGGCGGCGCTTGAGTCCCTGCTCGGCGTCAACACCAAGGTCGGGGCCAGCGCCACCCAGACCGGCACCCGCCTGGAAGACCTGGCGGCGATCGCGCTGACGATCGACAAGGCTTACGGCAAGATCAGCGGCGCGGCCGACAACGCCGCGGCGGCGTTCGCCCGGCAGCAGGCGTCGATCACCGAATCCAAGTCCCAGCTCGCCGCGCTCAAGGGGCAGGCCGAAGCCGCCGCTGCAGCGATCGCGCGCCTCAAGAGCGCCGACGCGATCGTGGACGCCGGCCGCGACCAGAGTGGGCGGATCGCCCAGCTCACCTTCCTGACCGAACAGTACGATCGCCTGCAGGCGCAGCAGGCGAAGCTGACCGGCTCCATCGCGGCGCAGGAAGCCGCGCTCGACAGGCAGCGCTCCAGCCTGCAGCAGATCGGGTCGACGGCGATCGCCGCCGCCGAGGCGCAGGAGCGCCTGGCCGCCGAGATCCTGGTCGAGACCGACGCCATGCACAAGGCCGCCGCGGCGGCCGACCATCTGTCCGACGTCCAGCAGCGCATCAACAAGCTGACGGGCGTCGACCGCCAGCAGTCGAACAGCGCGTCCGCCTCGGCCGAGATCCTCGCCGAGGTCGCCAACCGCGATCACCTGATCCAGAAGCTGAAGGCCGAGCAGGCGGCCACGGCGGAACTGGCGGCGACCCAGGAAGCGCAGCGCCGGGCCGCGCGGCTGCTGCCGGGCGACGCGACCACGGGCAAGTCCGCCCGCGACTCGGCGGCCGTGTTCACCGCCGCCGACGAGAAGGTCGCCCGCGACTTCGAGGCCCAGATCCGGCAGAACGCCCAGGCGGCCAAGGAGATGGACGCCGCCGCCGCGCGCCTGCGCGCCCAGCTCGACCCCATGGCGGAGATCCAGGACCGGCTGAACCGCGAGCTGGCCGAAGCCAACGCCCTCTACAAGGCCGGCCGCATCTCGGCGACCGAGCTGGCGGGGGCCACCAAGCTGCTGAAGGCCAACGCCGACAACGCGGCCCAGTCGCTTGGCCGGATGGGCGCGGGCTCGGGCAAGCCGACGCTGTTCGGCCTCAAGCCCTACGAACTGCAGAACCTCAGCTTCCAGGTCAACGACGTCGTCACCCAGCTTGCCTCGGGTACGTCGCTGACCCAGACCCTGGCGCAGCAGGGCGGCCAGCTATTCCAGATCTTCCCGAAGGTCGGCTCGTCGATCATCGCGGCGTTCAAGAGCCCGCCCGTGCTGCTGTTCGGCGCCGCCCTGACGGCCGTCGTGCTCGGGCTCAAGGAGCTGCAGGACCAGGCGACGCGGCTGCGCGAGTTCACGGGCGTCCTCCAGGCGACGGCCGATGCCGGCGTCGCGCAGGCCGAGTCGCTGGCCAAGGCGTCAGACCAACTGGACCGCTACGGCCTGTCCGCCAAGGAGGCGGTCGCCGTCGTCCGCACCTTCCTCAAGGAAGGGATCAACCCGGACCGGATCACCGAGTTCGGCGTCGCCGCCAAGAACATGGCGCAGGTGCTCGGGGTCGACGTCAAGGACGCCGCCAAGGATCTCGCGGACGCGTTCACGGGCGGCTACGACGCGATCAAGAAGCTGGACGACGCGATCAACTTCCTGAGCGCCACCCAACGGGAGCACATCCGCGTCCTGTTCGAGGAGGGCAGGGCGCAGGAAGCCCGCGCCGAAGCCTTCCGCATCGTCTCGGAGCGCTACGACGAAGGCGCGCGGAACATGCGCGGCCCGTGGTCCGAGGCCGTCAGGTCGCTGGGCAACGCCTGGGACGCGTTCATCAAGCTGATCGCCAACTCGCCGGTCATCACCAGCATGGCCAACGCGCTCGACCAACTGGGCAAGTCGGTCACGAGCGTCCTGAATCGGCTGGCCGGCGCGACCACGCTCAACGACATCAACAACGACATCGAGCTTTACTACAAGCGGATCGGCGAGCTGAACCAGCACATCGCCAACCTGGGCGACCCGCTCGGCTTCAAGCAAAGGCAGATCGACGACTACGCCGAGCGCATCAAGAAGCTGTACGCCGAGCAGAAGAAGCTCCTGGAACAGGAGAAGCAGTTCAGCGGCCAGGATACGCGGTCGAACGGCACCGAGCAGCAGAGGAAGATCGACGCCGATATCGAGCGCGCCGATCAGAAGAAGCTGGCCGCGGCCAAGGAACTGTCGCACGAGAAGCGCATCCAGCTCGCCTACGAGGAAGCCCTGCTCGCCGCCCAGAACAAGGGTGCGTCGGACGCGGTGTCGCGAGCGAGCGCCGAGCGCGCGGCGCTGATCGAGAAGCAGAAGATCGAGAAGGAGATCACGGCCGAGAAGGCCAAGCAGGCCCGCGAGGAAGAGGCCGCGATCAAGTCGTTCTCGAAGAAGGTCGTCGGCGTCGAGAGCGGCGGCAATCCGAACGCGAAGAATCCGCTGTCGACGGCGACCGGCCTTGGCCAGTTCATCGAAAGCACCTGGCTGGACCTGTTCCGCCGCCACTTCCCCGACGAAGCGGCGCGCATGGGACAGGACGCGATCCTGGCCCTGCGCCGGGACTCCGAGATCTCGAAGAAGATGATCGAGATCTATGCGCGGGAGAACTCGGAGGTTCTGAAGAAGGCCGGCCAGTCGGTCACCGAAGCCAACCTCTACCTGACGCACTTCCTCGGCGCGGCCGGCGCGAAGAAGCTGCTGCGCGCCTCCGCCGACACGCCGGTCGATCAGATCCTCGGCGCGGACCAGATCGCGGCGAACCGGCCGATCCTGCAGGGCAAGACGGCCGGACAGGTCCGCTCCTGGGCCGGGCGGAAATTCGGCGAAGCCTCGGCCGCCGACTCCGGGGTGACCGAGCGCCTGGCGGAGATCGAGCAGCAGCGTCTCGATACCCAGACCCAGTTCAACGAGAAGATCAAGGACGAGAACGAGAAGCGTCAGCTCGGGATCGCCTCGATGCAGGCGCAGCAGGGCCTGCACGGCGAGGCCCTGATCGCCGAGCAGCGCAAACAGGCGGTGGCGGAAGCCGTGCTGCGCAAGCAGCAGGAGATCGACAAGCTCAACGCCGACCGGGTTGCCAACGGCCAGCCCGCCGACCTGCAGTTCACCGAGGCGCAGAAGAAGGCCGTCGAGGAACTGGCCGGCAAGTATTTCGACCTGGCGCACGCCAAGGACGTGGCGGCGGCGCAGCGCGAGGCGGCGCATCGTCCGGTGGACGATCTGCTGGCCCAGCGCGATGCGATCCAGGCGCAGATCGACGCCTACCAGCTCCAGGGCATCAGCGTCGCCGACCTGGAAAAGAAGCTGGCGGCTGTCAATGCGCGGCTTCTCGAAGCCATCCCGAACGCGATCGCGTTCTACGAGTCGCTCAAGAACAACGCCGCCGCCATGGCGGCGCTGGGCCTCACGGCTGAGCAGATCGAAGCCATCATCGCGAAGCTGAAGACGGTGAAGGTCGAAGGGAACGGGCTCAACACCCAGTTCCTGATGACCGGCAAGCAGATCAACGAGACGTTCGCGCAAGGCGCGGCCAACGCGTTCGATCGCTTCGCCCAGGCCGTGGCCGAGGGCAAGGACGTCATGTCGTCGCTGAAGGACGCCTTCCTCCAGTTCGCCGCCGACTTCCTGCGCCAGATCGCCCAGATGATCATCAAGCAGATGATCTTCAACATCATCGGCGGCGCGACCGGCAGTGGCGGCGGCGGACTGGGCGGCGGCATCGCCGGGGCGATCGGCAGCATTTTCCACGAGGGGGGCATCGCCGGTCGGAGCGCGCCCACCCGCACGATCGACGCCGGCTGGTTCCAGAACGCCATGCGCTACCACACCGGGGGCATCGCCGGCCTGCGGCCGGGCGAGGTTCCCGCCATCCTGAAGCGCGGCGAGGAAGTGCTGCCGCAGAACGATCCGCGGCATGTGGCCAACGGCGGCGGTGGGGGCACGACGAGCATCAAGAACGTGGTGGTGTTCGACCCCGCCGAGGTGCTGTCGAAGGGTCTCGCCAGCAAGGTCGGCGAGAAGGTGCTGCTGAACTTCGTCCGCGAGAACAAGGGCGCGGTGCAGCAGGCGCTGTCGAGCTAGGTCGAGCCCTGCGACGGGCTCGAAACTGGTGTTCGCCGCACCAATCGGTCCTGTTGACGACCATCCAGCTACCTCGCTGAGAAGAAGGGAGTGTCTGTACCGGTGGGCCGCGGCGACATATGCCTGGCTCCTGGCTGACGTCGTCGTAGAAGCGGCACGTCTTGCAGGTCGGTTGGCTCATTTCGGTTCCTCAGACTGGGATCGAACTGGGTCGACCGGACGCCATAGCTGAAGCCACGCATCCTTGTCCCCGGCTTCAAGGAAGGGTCGGGCCAGTTCCAGAGTCCCTCTCGCGTTCTGGAAGTAGACGAAACCTTCACCGCGGCTACCCCACAGGTTCGTCAGACCGAAGCAGTCGGCCAGGGCCTGCACGCTGGCGCCATGTGGACACTCCAGAACTTCCGCGCCGTTCGCGAAGATCCAGTCGAGATCGCGCTTCTGTGCGGCTTCCGTCTCCTGCTCGTGCTCCCACTGGTCGAGGAGGTCTGCGCGACCCGCTTCCATCAGTGTCAGTTGGTGCTCGTCGTACCAGGAGGTTCGACCCTGCCCCTTAATGTGGATCGTGTAGGTGTCCGCCTGGCTGCCGCCGTACTGATCCTTGTACGAGCCGATCACGATCGCTTCGCAGTCGGCCGTGAAGTGGGTCATGTAGGGGCCGAGATCCTTCGCGACCTGAACGTGGTCGCCGCGCTGGAACTTCTGCATCACTTCGATCCCTCGGATCGGGCTGGAACGTCGCGCAGATCGAGCGAGGACTCGTACCGCTCGCCAGTCCCGCCGCAGCGACCGCAGGCAGCGTAGCTATGCTCGGTGTCGACCTCGCCGGTCCCTTTGCACCTGGGGCAAGGTTCGCCGCACCAGCCGTCGCCGTTCTTGCTGACGGCACCTGGCGTCAGGACCGCTGCCACTTCGCCAGGTCGCAGGCCGGCGGCACCGCCTCTGTGGAATATCCCACCCATCAGTTCGGTTCCTTTGATAGGGCTGGAACGGCACTCGGAAAGAACGGCGCGAGCGGATCGGGCTTACCCTCGTTCCACCACAACCCGCCTGCCGCACGATGACGGTGGCCGACGACGACCATGCTCTGCGAGTTGATGTCCCACTCCAGGTACTCGACCTCGCCGTAGCCGTAGGACTTCAGGAAGGCGTGTGCGGCCTTGAGCGCAGCGCCGCGCGTTCGGAATGTCACCTCATGGTCGGTAAGGTCGTAGGCACGTAGAGCGGCCTTCACCTTGGCGTCGAAAACTTCCTCCGGCCAATCGTAAAAGTCGCCGTATTGGCGGTGAACGACCCTGATGTCGACGGGTTCTTCGTCCGCGTTGATGTGAATGCTCCAACGATCGTCGCGCACCTCGCACGCCGTTTCGCAGAGGTTCAGCCGGTGCTTGGGCGGCTCGTTGATGGTCTGCATCAGTTCGAACCCCCTTGAAGGGATCGAAGCATCACGGAGATGTCCTCCGTCGACAGATGGGTGGGCGGACGGTTGCTTTCGCGTACTAGACTGGAGACCTCCTTCCACAGGCGCGTCCGCTCGACGTGCGCCTCATAGAGTTCGCGGCTAGACCAGAGTTGTGGCGGGTAGCCGAAGTCCTGATCACCGTGACCGTTGTCTACGTCGAAACGATTTTCGCAGTGATAGCCGGGCGCAATTTCCCGCTTCACCGTGATCCATCGGCGTCCGATCTTGCTGACCTCACCGTCATAGAGATCAGGGGCTCTGCCGTTGCGATGAACGGAGATGACGACCTTCTGGCCGACTTGGTAATGGGCCATCAGTTCGATCCCCTGGACAGGGGTACGACGCGATAAGGGATAATATCGAGATCATTGTCGCCGCCTGTTATCCACGGATGGCCCCAGCGGAAGCGCTCGGAGCTGGCTACTACGCTATCGACTTCACCGTATCGGTAGCGCACCTCGACGCTGTGACCCGGCACAGGGTTCTCGCCGCCGGCCCACTCGATCCATTCATCAGTCATCTCAGTTCGGTCCCTTCGACCGTCCCCGGCCGGTGAGGGGACGCGGACCCATTCCGCGCCCCATACCTACAGACGTCCTACGCCTCGGGCTCCGGACGGCCGCCCAGCGTCGCGATGTCGGCCAGCGCCTGGGCGATGGCGATCTCCGCCGCGGTGATGTGGCGGTCGTGCTGCTCGACGTCCTTGCGCAGGCCGGCGAGTTGCTGTTCGAGGTCGGCGATGTCTTCCAGATCCTCTGTGCGGCTCTCCTTCACGTCGGCAAGTTCGCGGCGGCGATCGGCGAGCAGCTTGCGCAGCATCTGCACGGACGCCGACTCCGGCGGCTCGACCGCAGGTTCGGGCTCGGCCGGCGCTTGCGGCACGTCGAGCGGCGGGATCGCGGGCTCTGGGCTGCACGCGCTACCCAGCCAAATATTGGAGCCGCTCGTTTGGAACAGCACCTTCGGACGGTAGATGGTGTCGTTGTTGATGTGTGCGCGCATCAGCCGCTCCCATCGCTCCGCAAATGTCTCGGCGCGGTTGATGCCGATCTGCACGTCTTGCTTGCTCATGGTCGTTCTCCGGTTCTGTTTCAGGAAGACAATCCTTCAACTAACGCTTGAGTACGACCGTTCCGCTTCCCTTGTCAACAAAATAGTGATACCACACGGACATGGCGTTTTCCTCGGGCACCGCGACGGACCACGACGACCTCTGGTCGAAGCTGATCACCTTCCTGACCGCCGATGCCGGCCTCGTCGCCGACGACCAGGCGTGGACGGCCGAGTGGACGCACGCGGACGGCTCGGCGAGCGGCGTCGTGCTGCAAGGCCCCGGCCTGGCCGCCCAGGACGCGGTGATGGTGGGGATGCGCCTGGTCGAGCGGCCGACGCCCGACGAGTACGAGATCGAGCTGGTCGGCATGACGGGCATCATCTCCAGCGCCACCGGCTTCAACGAGCACGTCAACGTCTCGCCGAAGAAGGTGCGGATGTTCGTCGACAGCGGCCCGATGGACTACTGGTTCGTCGCCAACGGCCGGCGCTTCATCGTGGTGGTGAAGATCTCGACGGTGTTCGAGACGCTGTACGCCGGTTTCATCCTACCCTACGCCATGCCGGACCAATACAGCTACCCGCTGTTCATCGGCGGCAGCGCCGGGGAGAGCACTGACGGCGATCTGACCTCGTGGCGCTCCTCGGCCGCCGGTCATCGCCATTTCCCACACAGCTACTACAGCACCGTCACCTCGCCGAGCTATGAACCCGCAGCCTGGCTGATCAGCCCACAAGGTGACTGGTTGCGCTGTGCTGGTTCCGGCTTCACGGACGCCGACGTCGCCATCGGGCCGCGCTACTTCCAGAGCGGCTTCGGCATCTCTACGGTGTTGAGCAGCACCAACTTCGGCTACGGGGAAATCCGTGTGCGGATGCGCGCCGGTTTCGGCGGCGAGTTCGCGTTGACTCCGCACACCCTGGTACAGGCGTCCCCTTCCGACCAGACCTACGGCATCCTCCACGGCACCTACCATGTGTCCGGGTTCGGCAACGCCTCGGAGAACATCGTTACGGTCGATTCCGTCGACCATCTCGTCGTGCAGGACGTCTTCCGCACCGAGACGGGCGACTACTGGGCGCTGGCGCTGGAGTAGAATCGTGGCCTATCAGGAATCCATCGTCAGCGCGATCACCGACATCCCGGCGCTCGTCGCCACGTTCGCGGCTTCAGAGGGATGGACGGTCAGCGGAACGACTTCCCCGATCCTGACGCGGCCGGGCGGCGGCCTGTCATTTCAGCTCACCGCCGGGATCAGCGGCAGCGACCACACCCTGCAGTGGGCGGAAAGCGGCGGCTCCACGGCGACCAACAACGCCCGCGTGACCTCGCCCAAGCTGAACGGGACGGCGGGCTCGCCTGCCGTCTCGATTCCGTCCAAGGTGCATCTGTTCGCCGACACCGATCCAGAGCCGTTCATGGCGATCGTGATCGAGTACGCCTTCAACAGCTACCGGCATCTCTACCTGGGCAACCTCGTCAAGGCGTCGAACTTCACTGGCGGCGAAGTGATCTCCGGCGCGCAGGCGTTCAACAGCGCTTCTTCCTCGCACTATCCGATGAGCTACCGCAGTTCCGAGTATCTGTTCAGCGGCCACTGGAAGGGCGTCCTCGCCGAGGCGAACAGCGGCGGCCTGTACGCCGCCCATGCGAACAACCCCACGGCATGGCGGAAGTTCTTCTGCGACGCCAGCTACCCCTTCTACGGAAACTTCGACGGCACCGAGGCGATCGGCGGCTTTGGCGACGACGTGAATGACGGCTACCTGGCGCGCGGGCGCTCAGCGTTCGCGGGCGTTCAGATCCTGACGCCGGTCAACCTCTACGCCACCATGCCGATCAGCGGCGACACGCTGTTCGCGCCGCTCGGACACCCGGCCGGCGTGCGGATGATCAACATGGCCGATCTGGAGCCCGGCGGCGAGTTCGAGATCGGCAGCCAGACCTGGAAGTATTTCCCCGCCTTCGCCAAGGGCGCGACCACGGTCGCCAGGAGCAGCGCCGGCTGGGGTGTGTCGGAGTCGAGCTACAACGTCGGCTACGCCTACCCGAAGGACTGATCCGTGGCGAGCGGAACGATCCTCGAAGGTCTTCTTTACGGTGCGGTCCCAGGTCTGGCGGCGAACGTTCCCGGCGAGCATGTGCTGCCGCAGGGCGCGCGCGGAGGCTACGACCCCGACCCCCTGCGGACAGGCGCGCTCACCAACGCACAGCCCATCGCCATCCGTTCGGTGGCGAAGTCCGGCCAGCGCGCGGCCAGCTTCGTGGACGACTTCTACAACCGCATCCACATCTCGCCGCGGGTGATCGACTACGGCGCGGTCTCGGGCGGCACGACGCGCAGCACCATACTGTGGAACGCCTACCTGTCGGACTCGGTGCTGAGCGAGATCACCGTGATCAACGACAGCGCTGTCACCCTGGGCGGCGCCACCGTGCCCAAGACCTTTCGGCCGCTGGAATACGGCTCCTTCACGGCCACCGTCGACGACGAGGGTCCGCCGACGATCGACACGCAGTACAGCTTCGTCTTCGACGACCGGCCGGACACCGTCATTCTGTCCCTGGTCGGCCGGCGGGCGCGGCTGTGGCCGTTCGCGCCGAACTGGCGCAACGCCGTCGAGGTGAATCTGGAGTTCCGCACCGACGTCATGACCTCGCGCGCCGGTCGGGAGCAGCGCCGGTCGCTGCGCAAGACCCCGCGGCGGCGCGTCGAATACACCGTCACCATCGACCAGACCGAAATGCGCGCCTTCCATCGCGCCATGACCACCTGGCAGAGCCGTCCCTGGCTGATCGCCGACCCCGTGCGGCGGGTCGTCTGCCCGGACGGCGCACCGGCAGGGGCCTCGCAGCTCATCGTCGACGCGCTGCCGACGTGGCTGAGCGCCGGCCAGCTTCTGGTCGTCGGCGACTCGACCGTCACGGCCGTCGAGGACGTCGACACGGACCTGAGCATCGTGACGCTCGACGCCGCCCTCACCGAGACGGTGGCGGCCGGGACGGTGGTGCGGCCGGCGCTCGGCGGCCTGCTGACCGGGGAAGTGCGCGCCCGCCATCCGAGCAGCGGCGCGACCGAGTTCGCCATCGCCCTGGCGGTCACGCCGGGCAGCGAAGCCGAGGACGTGGGCGCGCCGGGTATCGACCTGCTGGACGGGCGCGAGATCCTGCGCAACAAGCCGAACTGGGGCGATCCCGTCGAGAGCGGCTTCACCTGGGCTCCCGAGCAGATCGACTTCGGGTTCGGCCGGATCGAGACCTACAACCCGCTCGCCTTC